GGTCGAGCACCTCTGCCCGGCCCTGGCCGCAAAGATCCGCAAGCTCGATGAGATGACGACGGACCGAGGATACCCTTGGAGCTGGGATCACGACGAGATCCCCGAGCGCTGGAAACAGGAAAAAGAAGGCCAAACATCCCTTTTCGAGCCTCTTTGCACAGACTGTGGCTGAATGCCACCTACCGCTATGTCTATCCGCTGCACGCGCTGCAATCGGCCCCTTACCAACCCCGAATCCGTCGCCCGAGGCATGGGTCCGGTGTGCGCCCGGAAGTCCGGCTTCACCGGCCAGAAGACCTCTCGGGGGATGGATGAGTTCCACGACGCCCGCGTGGAGACGGATATCACCCTCTCTGACGGGCTCGTCCTTGAGCGTGAACCCCGCCCGGGCGAGATGGACCTGGTGAAGACGAACGTGCCTCACCTGGTCGCCCACCACAACCCGAGCGGCTTCGAGTTTGGGTACTCCGGCCCCGCACCCGCCGACCTGGCCCTCAACATCGTTCACTTCTTTGCCGAGCAGATGGACCTTAGCGAAGCCGACCCCTCGCGTCCTGCGTTTGAGTGCTATGAGGGGGAGGTTTCCCCGCTGGCCTGGGACCTGCACCAGGCGTTCAAAGAAGATGTGATCGCTCAGGTCGATGAGGAGGGGGCTCGCGTCGGCGCGTGGAAGATCCGAAAGTGGATTGACCAGGCTGCTCAGGGCGATCTTGGCATCGTAGGAGACCTGACACAGACCCCACAAGCTAACACAGACCCTACAAGCTAAATGAGTACGCTTCAGGATGCGCTCCAAAAAGGCGAAACGGCCCTCCGCGACGCCATCCGCGAATACGAACCGAACCAGGTATTTGCGGCCTTTAGCGGTGGGACCGACTCGCTGGTGGCGGCCCACGCCCTTCACGAAATGCGTTTGGGCTGCGCCGGAGCGCCGGTGAAGGCGCTCCACATCAACACCGGCATCGGGATGAAGCGCACCAGAGAATACGTGCGCAGCACCTGCGACCGGATGGATTGGGACCTCGTCGAGGAGAAGGCCACCTCGAACGGCCATCGCTACGAGGACCTGGTGCGCGGGGAGCAAAAGGGCGTGCCGGGCGGCTTCCCGGGGCCGCCCCTGCACCCGCTCTACTACCGCTACCTCAAAGAGCGTCAGATCGAGCAAGTCCACCGCGATTACAAGGGAGAGCGGGGCGGAAAGATCATGCTCGTCACCGGCATCCGTGCCGACGAGAGCCGCGTGCGGGCCGGATACGAAAACGGGTGGGTCTCCCACCACAACGGCGTCGTCTGGGTCAACATGATCTACGACGTGACCGCTAGCCAAAAGCAAACCTACATCGACATGTTTGACCTGGAGACCAACCCCGTCTCCGATGTGTTCGGGATGAGCGGGGAATGCCTCTGCGGGTGCTTCGACGAGAACGGCGGGCGGCTCACCGAACTGAAAGCCTGCTGCTCCCGTTTCGGGGAGATGGAGACCTACAGGCGCATCAAGGGCCTCCAGGAGGAGGTGTCCGGGCGCTACCCGTGGGCCTGGGACGAGCGGAAGCCGGAGTGGGCCGAGCGGGCGGAGGAAGGACAGCTCGCCCTCCAGGGCCTTCCCGGCGCAGAGGAAAACAACCGCCTCGCTCGCATGTGCGTCGGATGCGGGAAGTCCAACCCCTCATAAAGGTCTTCGCTTTCGTAAGGAACTCCTCAAAACCGACGATCCGATGGGTGGTAGTGACATACAGACCATTGTCAAGTACATCGATCAGGAGACCGGCGAAGTGATCCCGAAGGATAAGGTGAGCGAGAAAATCCGCCGTATGGCGCCGGAATACCGGAAAGAAGAGGTCCCCGACCTCGGCCCTGACGACGAGTTCGATTGTGACGAACTCGCTGAGAAATACGGAATTTGCGGAGAAAGGGTGACGGACGGAAGTCCCTGCATGGAAAGAGCCGGAGCGAAAACGGATCACCTCGGTTTCGGGCGGTGTTATCGTCACGACAGTGAACCCGCGCTGACCCACGGGCGCTACTCGAAGCTCCGCGGCAAAATTAAGGACCGATACCACCGCCACAAGAAGGGCAAAAACCCGCTCGACATCACCGACGAGATTGCCGCGATGCGGGCGCTCTTTGAGACCTTCATCTCCGACTGGCGCCAGATCCGCGACGACCTGCGCGCCTGGAACGAGGCGGAGCGGGAGAGCGGCGGCAGCGCTAGCGTGAGCCGCCCCCGGCGTCTGCCCGCCCTCCGGGACGGGTTCGAGATGCTTCAGGGCCTCTCGAAGGTGGCCCAGCGCCAACAGCAGATCGATATGGAGGATGCGGTCTCACGGCGCGAACTCAGAAGAGTGCTCCAGGAGTTTGCCCGGGTCGTTGAGCAGGAGATCCCGCGGGACATCCCCGAGGATTTAGATGGGAACGAGCTCATCCGCCGCATCAAGGATGGCTGGAACAAGATCCACATCTACTGAACCGACAGGGGCCGACCCGTGAGTGAGCAGTGGCAATATCACATCACGACCGCCGACGAGAAGCGCGCCCTGACGGAAGCGAAGCGCCGGTGCGACCACAAGACGCGCCAAGGAGTGCCCTCGAACAAGGTCGACACCGAAGCAACCGAGCTTGCGGTTCACGTTCAGGGCGTATACGGGGAGATCGCCTTTGCGAACCTGTTCGATGTGGGCCTCGACACGAAGGCGCGCATCGAAGGGGACGGCGGGGTTGACTTCCAGTTTACCTCCGGCCTCACCATCGACGTGAAGACCCGGTCGGAGCCGGGCCGCGACCTGGCCCTCTTCTCCCCGACCCTCCCGGGCCGCTCGGCGCACGTGTTCGTGCTCTGCTGGCGCATCACGCGCCGCTGCTACCAGCTCGCCGGGTGGACGACGCCGGTCGGCTTCCTCTTCGAGGGCGGCGTTGAGACGTTCCCGCGGAAGGGCGACCGCCTCCTGGTGGAGCCACAGGACCTGATGCCCCTCTCTGCCCTGAAACAACTCCGGACCGAGTGGCATTCCTCACTTGATTGATAACCCCACTGAAACACCATACTTTTGACATGGCCGACCGACCCGACATCGACGTTTCTCCCGGCACGAAAGTTGAGAAGGGCGGGCGCGTCTGGATCTACTGCCGGAAGAATTTCCCGTCCGGCGACCTTCCGGTTCAGCACATGGCCGTCTCAACGGTAGACGGCTCCGTGCTGATCGTGTATCCGTCCATGCACGGGTCGGTCTCGGCGGCCCTCCAGGAAAATGGATTCTACCTTGAGGCCCAAGACATCAACGCGTAGCCGATGGACCTTGACGAATTCAATTCTAAGTTCGGCGCGAGTGAGGAGGATGTTCATAAGCAACTGGTTGAGTACCTCGACCACACCTTAGAGGAGGCCGCCCTCCTCTTCCATCCGGCCAACGGGGGGCTGATGCCGATGGGCACCGCCGGAAAGCTGAAGGGTATGGGATTAAGACAGGGCGTGCCGGACTTGCTGCTCGGATTGCCGAGGGCGGAGAAAAACGGCCTCTTTATTGAGCTGAAGACGAAGAAGGGTCGCCTTCGGGGCAAGCAGGTGTGGTGGCTCTATCACCTGCGACAGCAGGGCTACGGGGCCGTCTGCTGCCGCGGCTTTGAGGATGCTGTCGAGCGGATCACCGCCTATGTCCAGGGAGACTACCAGCAGCACCCACTGCCCACGAAGCGAATCGAAGAGCCTGACCACATCTAACATTGCTCACATCCAATGGATAAGCAAAGCAACGGCCACCCGAAGCCGCCGACCGACCAGTATCCCCCGGCCCCACCGGAGGTGTGCCGGTACTGCCGCAGCCCGGTCGGGCTTGTGAGCCTCGATGAGGTATTTCCGGAGGGCGTGGACGGAAAGATGTACATCTGTGACGGGTGCGGGGCTCAGGTCCGCGCCAACCCAGAGACCGGCGATCCTATCGGCTACCTGGCCGACGCGGAGCTTATGCGCTGGCGCCGGGCTGCCCGTGAGGCGATGGCCCCCATCTGCCGAGGGCCGCGCCGGTCCCGAAGCGAGCTGATCCAGGCTGCCATCGAGGTTTCGGAGGAGCGGGCGCGCGTGGCGATGCTCTCGATCGGAGAGATCAAGAACCTCATCGTCTGGCTGATGCGAGAAGGTCCCCAGCTCCAATGATGCTCTGCAATGATGCCTGATTCCACTGATCTGGAAGCTGTGGAAGTCTTCCCTGTCTACTCCACCGCTGCTAACCGGAACCAGGGCTTCGGGGCTGGAAATGCCGTGCACCTCGGGACTTTCGGTCGCTGGACCCTCTGCGGAACGCATAAGATCCATTCACACCTTCCCTTCGACTCTGGCTTTCCAATCAGCGACCTTCAGGAGCTTATTAGCACTGACCCGGACGAGGTGCTTTGTAAGAGGTGCAGGGCCATCGCTCGCTCTTCGCTTCGCTGATTCACTCATCAATTAGCTAATCTGATCAAATGTCTCAGAATACTGAAGACGGTGGGCCGACTGAAGACGGAGAGCCGCCTGACCCTCTGCCCCCGCAGCATTTTGAGGGGGCCATTCGGGTGCTCCGGGGCAAGCGTGATGATGCCCTCCATGATGCTGCGAAGACGCATGAGATGGGTGGTGGGTACAGAGCGGTGCAGCGATGCAGGGAAGAAGCCCGCGGTTACCACAGGGCGATCAACGCCCTGCGGGAGAGCCGAGGGGACGGGCGCGTTAAGATGCCCTCTGTTAAAGATGTGACCGGATACCGGTTCGGGGCAGCAGGGAGGAAGCCGCAGAGGTATCCAGGCTCGCCGCATCGCTGAATGATGAAGAACTGAATGCCCAAGACAACGCCCTGGGGATCCTGCCTCCAGGGCTTTCTATTTTGCATGATCACCTGTAGCTTCATTCTAGTAGCTTCACTCCAGTAGCTTCACTCCAGCGCTGTCTCTCTCAAAAAGCAACGGGCGCCATGCTCAACCAGCCGAAAGACAAATACTACACGGAAGTCAGCTACTCGCAGTCCTCTCAGAAAACGACGCTAAAGTGGGAGGAGCGGATCAGTGGCCCTGAACGGGATGAGCACAAGGTCAAGACTCCGGCACTTCCCCATCCAGACATGCACGAGGTCCTTCAGGCGCTTACGCCCTGGTTCTGCGATGTGCTGGAGTTTCCCGAGGACTGGCATGAGGAGTGGACCGTGATCGGCGTGAAGCTAACGTACGACGGGGGCGTCCCGGAGATGGCCGTGACCGGGAAGCGGGAGATCCACACCGGCGACACCGTCTCTCAGACGACCCCCTACGTGCCGCCCAGCGGCGACACCCCGGCGATCCTGGAGGCCCTCTTTGAGAAGGCCGAGGAGCACCTGTATGGGAAGCGCGCCCAGGGAGAGCTGTTCGCGGAATCAGGCGGGGAGGACGCTGCCGTAGAGACTGAGTAGCATGACCGCCCGTGCCGAGCCTTTGAATCCGCGCTTTCCTGCACCACCTTCCGGCTGACACGCTGCTGTAAAAAAAACGTATTCGTATGAAAGACGTATTCGGCCAGCAGTTCGTCAAAAACGTCTCCTCCCAAATTAACCTTGCCTCCTCCAACCCGTACAACGCGGAGCGGTGGCGGCTCTCAGTCGACGGGTCTACGGCGTTCCCTCAGTACGAATCGGTCCCGCAGTACAGCCACGACGGGAAACGGCACCTATTGCTGCCCGCCGCCGGAGAGACTGTCCGGCTCCGGACGGCAGAGAGGCCCAAGTACGTGGTCGAGTTCGAGAGCGCCGCTACCATGT